CTTGGCGGCGCGCCGAAGTCGTCGGTCGTCGTGTCCGCCGCCGTCACCGCGCCGAAATCGAAGGAGGTGGAGACCAGCAGCGCGCGCGCCACCGGATGATCGATGGCCACCCCGCTCGGCGTATAGGTGTAGACGGCGCAGCTCGACAGGTCCTGTACGCCGCCGCCGAACACGTTGAAGCTCTGCAGCTTGATGTAGAGCGTCTGCCCGACATATTGCGGCGGCAGGTCGTATTCGAACACCGCATTGTCGAGGCGCGCGAACGGCGCGCCGCTCGCATGCGTCGCCGCCGCCGTGCCGTAGAGGCCGCGATAGATCGTGGCGAGCGAGTAAGTGTTGGCGGACGTCAAAGTCGCGGTTTCGTAGGACAGCAATTCGCCGTCGACGATCGACAGCGTGTTGGTGAGCTGGGCGTCGAGCGCGGTGGCGCTCGCCAAGACACCGCCGCTCTCGCTCAAATTCACCGCCCGAGCGTCGGCGGCATCGGGATTGGTGCCGGTAAATGCCGGCAACGATGCGGTCAGCACGCCTTGGCGCGCCGGCGAGACGATAGTGCCGATCTGAAAATAGGACGAGCCGTCGAGCGACAGCCAGGCCAGGGCGCCGCCCCAATTCGGATCGGCGATGCCGCCCGATCCGCCCGACGCCGCGATCCACACCTGCGCGGTCGCACCGACCAGCGCCGCCGGCGGCTCGAACACGATCGGCGCATTGACCGGATCGGCAGCGAGGTTGCGGTTGATCGGACTGTTCGACACCGCCTGCGTCGCATAGAGCGTCGCGGTCGCCACGCCGAGCGGAAACTCCTCCGCCGTCACCTGCAAAAAGCCGTTCTCGTCCTCTTCGATCTCGACGATGCGGATCGGCGCATTAGACAGGCCGAGCACGGTATCGCTCACGGTCACCAGGTCCATCGGATCGAGCAGGCAGTATTCCCAGGACAGCCGGAACTTATAGGTGTTGCGGATATAGACCGAACGCTGCAGCATCAATTGACCGGCGATCAGCGCTACGTTGGGATCGCAAATCTCATGTGCCGTGACGGTCGGAGCGATGCGCATGCCGTACAGCTCGATGGCGTTCTGGTCGCGGGATTCCACCGTTGTTAGATTATAGGCGTTGACCCGCTCCGCGATCTCGAGACGCCAGACATTATAGGCCTGATAGGGATCCGAGCGTGTGATCTGCAGCGGGTCTTCGTTGTTCTCCGCCTTGAAATCGTCATCGGTGAGATTGTAGAGCGGCGTCACATCGGGCGCGAAGCTCGACGCGGTGGTGTATTGATAACCGATGGTGACGCCGGCATTCTCGTCGGCGGCGGCGAACACGTAGGTGCCGCTCGGCGAAATTGCATAGGTTGCGGCGGCCGACGGCGTACCGGAGCCGATGAAGCTGAAGGCGGCGCCGCTGACGGAATATTTTACGCCGAGATCGGCGACGAAGCGCGACGGTGGCGTCACGTAGACCTGCGGCGTCGGCGTGATAAACGTGCCGGCTGCCGGCAAGGTCACGGTGATCGTTGTCGTTTGCACGGCCCCCGCCGACGTCGCGACGTCGCCGTAGGGAATGAGTTTCAGGAGCCCCCCCGACCACACCGCCGCGGTATTGGTGAGGTTCAGCCAGCGGGCGAGGATGCTGGAGGCTTGCTCCTGATTGTTGAGCGCCGGCGACAGCGCGAGCCCGATGGCGGCGCAATACGTCTGATACGATGCGTCGCCGCCAGCGCCGTAAAGCGTGGTGGCGTCGATACTGCCCGCGGGAAAGCCGACGCCATATTGGGCGTTGGTGAGGAAGTCGCCAACGGCCTTCGCCGGGTCGGCGTCGACGCCGTTGGCGCCGCTGCCGTAGAAAAAGCCCTGCACTTCGAAATTATGATTGTCCAGCGTCGCCGAATCGCTGAGGTCGTAGTTGGCCGCACACAGATAAGCGGTTCCTTGATAGGCAAGGGCCTGCGCCAGATAGGTCGTGGTAAGATAATTCCATGCCGCTTGCGGCGTCGTGCCGGTAAACAGCGACAGGCCGAGGTCGGCAAGCGTATAGACCGATTGTCCGCGCCAAATCTGATTGATGGCAACAACCGGACCCTCGCACAGCGCCATGATGATCGACGCCGTGTAGTCGTAGCCGGTTGTTGTTGTTGCGGTCGAGAATAGCCCGCCCTTGCCCCCGCCGCCGCCGCTCTGCTGCGGAATGGACTGAAAGTTATTGTACCAGATGACGTTCGGTGCGAGCTTTGACTCGCCCCATACAATGGGTATCGGCAAGGCATTGACGGCCGTCTGGATCTGCAGGCCGGTATAGTCCGGCGGCACGGCCTGTTGTTTGTTACCGCCGCGGAAGATGCTCATGACGCGCTCATGGCTTGCTCATGGCTTGTTGTTGCCTGCTCATGGGCTGGCCCACGCCGGCAATGGCGCTAGGGATGCGGATCGCGTGTGGTCGATTGGCGATTTGATCGAAGCGGCACTTAAGGCCGTACCGACAAAGCCGACCCCAAGTGCACCGGATCGGCGCATTCCGGGTAATTGAGGGCGGAAAGGACAGCTAAAGCTCAGTGATGATTCCGCGGCGCTTCAATCTCGCGCGAAGCGCCGCGATTTCCGTTTTATTCAAGGTCCCGGCCAGAATGTACGAGGAGTGTGCGGGCGGGCAGAAAAACTCGGAACACCAAGGAAGCCAGTTGGAAAGATCAAGATCGAAACGAACCGCATGTTGGAGTTCTAATTCACACAGCCGCTCGTAGTTTTGGAGGATAAGGTCAACGCCATTGCGACGATTAATATCGAGCTTGGCTGTGCCGTATGAAACGAGCACGGCTCCGCGACCCGTGGGAGGATGCCGCTTTGTGGAGCGAACCAGCGCAGGCCGTACGTTGGACCCGAACGAGCCGTCACGCTCCGGCAACCGGCACCAGACGATGCTGTGAATCCGGGGAAGCGTTGACGTTGGGAGGTAGCTTAAGCTCAACCCCATCAGGGGTTGTACTTATCACGACTCCTGTTCGACTGTCACCCAGTCACCGTCCTCAAACTCTTGATGCACCAGATCATCGATCTTACGGACCTGCTCTTCGGTCACGTCATCGAGATAGGAAATAGGAAGGCCGTCATGGCGCGCAAGCGCTTTGCGAAGCGGGGGCATGCCTTCTCTCCAAGTGCGAATCCGCCAGTGGAACACTGTTCCGCGAGCGTTAACAATTTAGCCTATCAAGGCCAGTTGGCAGTGGCTATGACTTTCCAACCGCAATTTGCCGAAATAGTTGCCGCCACTACTTGTCATATTAACCTATATATTGCAGCGCAGCAATTGGGGCAACTGCGGTAAAATAGCTATGCGCCAACGGCGATCCCTTTTGCTCGAGGCGGCTGGCCCCTTTTGGGGCAATAGGGGCCAGTACCGCCTGCTCATGGGCTGACCCACAAGCTAAAGAAACGCGGCTGCCGCGCCGCATCGGCAAGCACGGCGTTGCGCGCGACCTCCTCTTCGACGACCTGGCGCGCCGGATAGTAGGCATGCACCAGCGCCAGCGGACTGACCGCGGTGACAATGCCGCCATGCGAGTAGCAGCGGCCATAGCGCAGCACCAAGACGTCGCCGAGCTGCGCCGAAGTCACCTCACGTCCGCGATCGAAGACAAAGCCGAGATAACGCTCTTCGCTGCGATGCAAATGCCAATCGACCGGATATGGCCGTGGATCGAATGGCGCGCATAAACCGCTATCGACAAAGACGCGGACCAGCAGCATGCCGCAGTCGACGCCGACGCCTTTGATGTCCGCGCAGTTGTGATACGGCGTGCCGATCCATGAACGCGCCTCGGCAACCACGGCGGCGCGCTGCGCAGCGGGCGACGGAGGACAGACGACGGACGACAGAAAAGCCGCCGAGCTTATCATAGGTCCTCCGTCGCCCGTCATCTGATATCCGTCCTCTGGTTCACACCGCCATCTGGGGCGGCGGGACATAAGGGAAGCCCCGGAAATTCGACAGATTGTTGAATTTTCCTTGACAGGTGCCGGGGGTGTGATCGCAGCCGTAATAGACGGTGAAGGTATCGCCGGCGGTCGGCACGCTTTGCAGCGGATAGCCGAGCGTCAGCGACACACCGGCAGCCACGGCATTGACGTTGGCGGTTACGCCGGCATTGACGCCGGACGTAAAAGTGATGGACCCCTGCTGAAAATTGGCGCTGGCGCCGGACCAGTCGATCACTGCGGCTGTTGAGCCCGAGCCGACGACGCCATTGGTTCCGAACGCATTCTTGATCAGCGTGCAACCGGTGTCGTAAAGCGTGTGCAGACAGGTCGGCTGATAGATGTTGCGCGGCATGTCGATGTCGAGCAGCACCAGGTCGGAATTCACCGTGAGCTTGGCGCTGGTGCGGCCGATCTGATCGACCGTGCCGAGCCGCCCCTTGAACAAGGTCACCGCCCCGACCGCCGTGCCGCCAATGCGGTCGGAGAAAAACACGCGATCGCGCTCGATCTCGCAGCCGTCGAAAGCGCCGTCGCGCAGCGCCTGCAGGAACGGCGCGCCGCCCGTGATTGTGTCGGTGGCGAGCGCGGCAACGGTAATCTGCTGCTGATCGACTTCGAGACCGACGGACGCTTTGTATTTGAGGCCGTCGATGAGGATCGAATTGGCGAGATAGGTGACGCCGCCGTAAGTAAACGTCACGTCGACATTGGTATAGGTCAGGATCAGGCCCGAGCGCAGCGTGAAAGTGAAGGTGTCGGCAAACAGCAATTGCACGTCCGGCGCGGCGCGCGCGGCATTCAGATAGGCGATGAGCGCAGAGGACGCAGGTTTCATGACACCCCCCTGTCTTGATTCGTCAGACCGCCGGGACGCTGCACTACGCCAGGCCGCTCAGGGCCGCCGCCTGCGCCGCGGTCGGCGCGACGGTGTGTAGCCCGATCTGCGCATAGTTGCCGAAGCCGTAATTGCTGCCGCCCGACTCCGCGCCGAGGTAGAGGTGCGACGGCGCCGACTGCACCAATGCATTGCCGTCGGTCGTCGCGGCGCTGCCGTTGGCCGACAAAACGCGCCCCGACGGCGAGCCGCCAATCACGAGCATGTTCTGCGCAGTCCACGGATTGACGGCGATCGAAAGCGCGTTGCTGCCGTTATCGGTCGTCGCATTCGGACCCGGCGCTTCGTACAAGAGGCCGCCCGAACCGGCGCCCATGAGCCGGCCATTATCCTGCTCGCTAAGCATCGTCGCCTTGACGCGCGCCGTGAACGTGGTCGCCGTCCACGGCAGATAGAGGCTGTCGGCGGCGCGCGACGCGGTAGACGACGTGGTCGGGATGTAAGAAGAAGCGAAGGGGAGATGTTCCCCGATCTGAAGACCCCACCCAATAACACTTTCGGTCCCGGCAGCATTCAACGTATAATTGGCGTTCCCGATGGCTGCGGCGGTCGCAAAAGACGGACCGATGCGCGGGGCGAAGAATGTGGCACCCCAATTAGCGGTGAATGTTAGCGCAATCCGATAAAGACCATTATAGGGGCCGCTGACAGTAGCTGAGACGCCGAGTTGGCCATTAGTTGATATTGAAAGATCACTCCATTTCAATGTCGCCCACGCATATGATGTCGCGCTGGCGTTAGCCTCGCCGACTAACGCATAGGGTGCCGTCCCTTGGGCAACAAAGAAGCTATGCGTGTAGGTGTTGCCAGAAATGACCGTTTCGGCCACGTTTCCTTGAATAAAGTGATAGGTGTTTCCTGCCGAAGCTAGAATGGTGGCTCCTGCCGTGCCTCCGGTAGCATCAGCCGCGCCCGTCGTTGCGGTGCAACTATCTTTTCCCCAAGCAGAGTTCGTTAAATCTCCCGAATAAGTCGCGCAATTCGTGCTCGGCCCTTCGAGCGACAGCCC